GTTACCGTGCGCGCCTGGTGCATGAACTCAACCACGCCGCCGAACGCATCGTTGGAAAAGGCAAGCACCTTGAAACTGCGCTTCCACTTGTCTTCTTCCGTCTCGTCGGCTGGTTTCGGTGCCGATGTTTCAAGTGATGGGTCAGCGATAAAATCCAAAAACGATCCATTGAACCGCGACCAACCCGTTTGCAGGTTGTCCATGTCAAAGACCGCTTGGAAGCCGTCGTTAAACCGCGTTTCTTCATCGCCTGATTTCATGTACCAGACCCCGCCCTGCGCGTTGAAGCGCAGCTTGTCGTAGAACTGGCTGCCGCCCTCACCAGGGCCGCTGTCTAAATTTAGAGGCATGCTTTTGCCCTTTCTGATGAAATGATTCCGTTGCCGTTGCTTTTGTCCTTCCAAGTTGGCTGCCTTGCGTTGGTGCTTTGATCCAGCGCCTGCAACCTCTGTTCGACTGCTTCTAACCGTTCCAAAAGTTCAGCCATCTTTCCGCCGGAACGGCTAGCGTGGCCTGCAAGATTGCCAAACGTCTTCGAGCGGATAGCCGCGACTGTTTGCCGGGTAGCACCAAACTGCTCGGCGACCGCTTCGTCTGACAAATTTGCGCGGTACTTCCAGCCAAGTTCCGTTTCATCGCCATTCCGTGCGATAAAACTTTCAATATCAAACCGCTCCCGGTTCGTTAGTCGTGTGCGTGACATGTCTTTGTCCTCATTTGTGTTGGCACATTTTTTTAAGCGCGGTGCCGTGAAGCGCTTAGAACCCAAAAATCTCCTGCGCCGTTTTCCGTGTTTGCGGGTTTGACCAGTAAAAACTTTCGTAGTTTGGGATGACCGCAGATGTCAGGTGTTCCAGATCATCAAACGCTGACAGAAATGTTTGCAGCCGCGTTGCCGCTTGGCAGACAGCAATCCAATCCTGTTCACTGTCTTCAAGCAGGTAACGCGCCGCCTTCTTTGGCGTCAGGTAAATGAACTCAACTTTGCGATTGCCAGCGGCCTGCTGGTAGATCGCGCCCTGCCAGCGGTGCGATGCGCTGATGGCAGACGGCATCCGCCCGGTCGTCTTGATATCAACGACGCTGTCGGGAAATTCAAAATCGGTGTAGCCAATCAGCGGCACTTGGAGGCCAGGTATCTCCAGCGTAATCTTTTGCTGGTAGCTTTCGATCTGCGGCAGTTTGCCGTCCCACAGGTCAGCGTAGTTTTCAAAATAGCCGGGGATGTTATTGGCTTCGCGTTGCTTTGCTTCGCCGTCTACGCCAAGCGCGGTGCGCTTGTTAAACTCTTTCATCGCTTCATCGATGGGATCGTCAAACTCGCCGCCGTTGTGGCAGTATTTTAAGCCATGCTCGACTGCCTGACCGCGTGCCATTGCAGCGTTTGTCGGGTCGTACAGTTTGTGGCCGTACCGCGCGACCCAGTAGGCGATGTCGGTGCGGGCGCAGACTAAGCTGCTGTAGCTGACGTGTTTGACTAAATCAGACAGTTTCATTTGCCGTATGCCATTTGCATGAGTTTCAGCACGGCTTCCTCGCGCATCAGGTAGAGCCGGGGGCTGCGGTCCTGTCGGATGCACAGCCAGTCCGACACGCCGTCATCTTGCGCGAGGCTGTCGTATAGAAATTTAAAGCCGGATTTTTTCCGCTTGGCTTCCACCACAAAATCTTCGATGTGCAGGTCGCCCGCATGCTCATCGCCAAGCTGCTGCTTGTATGCGCCGCTGGCGAGTGTGCGCTTGGCTGTAAACCCGTTTGCGATCCAGAAGTCGCGGCAAGCGGCCTCTAGTTCGTATCCGCGTTGCTTGTTGCGATTAGGCATCAATCGCCTCCGATGCTGCGCTAAACAGATCGCGTGCAGTTACAAGCCACTCCGTCTCGGCTTCGATTTTTAATGTGTTTTCAATGGACGGCCGCCGTCTGCCGGTCGCCCAATAATAAACGGCGTTCCGGCTTACGCCGATTTGGCGCGCAAACTGCCCGTAAGTTAAATTTCTGTTTTTCAGATATTTTTTTAATGTCATGCCAAAAAAGGAAGGGGCGTTGGCCCCCCATAAGTTTCAAGGACGTGCGTTGTTTTATAAACGCAACAAATGTATAACAGATTGTTACTTGCAAGGGACTGACAATTTCCGTACATTATCTGTGCATGCGAATGGGTACTGATGAAAAAAAATAGAATCCGAGAAATACGTATCGCCAACGACGTGACGGCAGCGCAGCTTGCGCGCATGCTTGATGTGTCGGGGCCGCGACTGCGTCGGTGGGACAGGCAAGAAGTAACGCCGCCTCGCGAACCTATATGCCGAATGATTGCGGAGCGCTTCGGCGTCAGCACCGACTATGTAGCCGGTGAAGACGTGCCTGCTGAAGCGCAAGCGGTAAAACGCGGACGCGGTGATGATATACCGCTGTATGGCAGGGCAGCCGCAGGGCAGGGTGCCGTTGCTATATCAGACGGCCCAGTCGATTATATTGAAAAGCCCACCTACCTTGCAGAAGTAGAAGACTGCTACGCCGTGATGATTGTGGGCGAAAGCATGGAGCCGCGCTTTTACCCCGGGGAAGTAGTGATTGTGCATCCCTATCGGCCGGTCAGGGCTGGCGATTATGCCGTGGTGCAGTTTGAGAAAAATGGTGAGTTGCGGGCAATTGTAAAACGATTCGTGAATCGCACAGAAACCGGCATTCATCTGTCGCAACACAACCCGGACGATGAAATTTATATTGATAACAGTGACTTGCGTGCGCTGCATTACATAAAAGCGATACGCACGATATAGTTACACTCAGCGTAACAAAACAGTTGACCTTAATGTAAATCTGTTACTATCTTGTTTCTCCTGATTGAAAGGAGTTACAAGAAATGTACAACAAGCCGACACTTTTATCGGTCGAGCAAGCGTCTCAAGAAATATATGGCAGCGCTACACCGGCTGACCGCAACCGTATGTACCGCATGCTGCGGCGCGGTGCTTTCAACGAAATAGCTGAAAAGAATAATTGTCCCATAATTAAAGACGGCAACCGTTTCCGCATTCCGTTTGCGCTCATTAAAGCAATTCGGGGCGAACAATGACGGTGTGCGACACGTGCGGCGGGAATGGCTACCTGCGGCATGACGACAACGCGCCTTGCCCCGAATGCGTTGTGCCAGACAAAGTAGCAGCGCCACAGCCGCATCACCCTGCGCCCCGTGAAGTTGTTTTGGAAATCTCTAGGTCAATTATTACAGGTGATCGCGCGCGCGAGTACGGACCTGCGAAAAAAAATCATCAGACAATTGCTGACCTGTGGTCATTTTTTATCGACGCAGACATCGACGCTGTGCAGACGGCGACAATGATGGCGCTGATGAAAGTTGCGCGCATGAAAGCTGATCCCAAAAAGGAGGACAATTACATTGATGCTATCGGATACCTGGCAATCGCCTACGAACTTGCTCAGTCGCATGACGATTAATCAGAACGACGATCTTAAAAAAGTTGTTTGCGGATCGTATCAGCAGATCGCAGACGAGCATTCCCAGTCAGCTATGTCACCAAATGAACGACGCAAAATGACGTGGCGCGTTATTGGTGTTTGTAAGGGTGTGCATGGTCGCTGGTTGCCGACAGAGGACTGTCCGTATTTAGGCAGTCACGATCCGTTGAAGATGGCGCGTAAAGCTGTCCAAAACGGCGACTTAATTATCGCTCAAAAAAAGATTTCGCAGCACCATTACGAACTCTGGGCGCAGACGCCAAAGACGGCGAAGAAAACATGAAAAAGTGTTGGCGATGGTGGCGCGGCGACAAACGCGCGCAAGCTGTTTTATGCAGCGATAAAAAAAATATCTCTGCAATTACACAAGCAAAGCTGTTGCGTGTTGCTATTGAAAGATGGAATCCTGACCGTCGGTTCTAAAGACTGCCCCGACTGCGATGGCAGCGGTGAGGTGGAACGCGAACGCGTCATTGGCGGCGTCGATGCCAACGGTCCTTATCAAACTTATTGGCTATACTGGACGACGTGTGAAACTTGCGACGGGTCAGGGGAAGTCACTGAACATTGACGACGCCTAGAAGTCGCGACGCTTGGCGCGTTTTCAACGCGTTTTCCCGATGATTCAGGATGACTTACGATAATTGTGGGTGTATTAAAGTGTTGAGACGGCTGTATGTATCTGATTTTATTGGGCCTCGGGACACACTCATAACCTGAAGGTCGCAGGTTCAAATCCTGCCCCCGCAACCAAAATCACACAATTAAATCAATACATTAGCCGTCTCCCGAAGGAGGCGGCTTTTCTTTTTGGCGCGTTTTTGGCGCGTTTTCCGCAAAAGTTCCGCAAGCCGTCTGACTTCCAGCGCAGAAACCTGTTGTATTAAGTATAACAATAGTTATATCTAGCAGCACAAAGGAGGACGGAAATGAGCAAAAAGAGCAACACACCAAAAGGCGTTCGCGAGATTGTCAGGGGAAAAGAATACCGCATCGATCTAAGGAAGTACGGCGGTGGTGAGCCAAGATTTTTTGGCACACAAGCCGGAGCCGCGATACATCGCGAAGACATGCTGCAAAAAATGTCACGCTTGCGTCCCGGCAACATGCGCGACTTACCCAGCAGTTTGAGGGTTGCGTGCGACCGTTTTTTGGACAAGCAAGAAGAACGCTGCGACGACGGTGAAATCGGCGTCGGTGAGTTAGATAATAAAACCCGGCACCTGAAGCAGCTTTGTCTGGTACGGGTGGGCAATCGTTTTGTCGGTGACTTTAATCTATGCGACATCACGCACGATCTGCTGGCCGAAAATGTCCGCAGGGAAATGTCCGAGTGTCGAGCAAAGCCGACCGTCAGACGGGCGTTTGTGACAATCAAACAGATGTTTGACTGGTGCGTCACCCGCGACTGGCTGCACAAATCACCGGCAGAAAAGATAAAAATTTCGTTGAAGGGCTTGCCGCCCAAAGAACCCCGCAGCATCAGCCCTGCGGAAATGGCCTGCGTAATAAGCGCTGCCCCTGATCTTTACCGGCGTCAGATCATGTTTGCCGCTTACACAGGTCTGCGGGCTGGCGAACAGGTTACTTTGACCTGGGACGATCTGGATTTCGACTACGGTTATATCAATGTGAAGCGGGCGAAGAAAAAACGCGGCCACAAAGACAGAAAGGAATACCCGGTAATTGGTTTGCCAAAAACTGATAAAAGCTACCGCACGCTGAAGATGCCGAACGTCGTGGCTCAGATGCTGCGGGAATGGAAAATGGAACAGCCGCTCGAAATGCGCGGCAATAACCTCGTGTTTCCCACCAAAACAGGGTCAATGGCAGACCACAGCAATTGGCGTAAGCGAGGTCTGCATGCGGCCTGTGACAACGCGCTGTACAACAACAAACCTGTCGCGCGGATGACATGGCACGATCTGAGGCATTTTTATGCCAGTGTGTTGATTTTTTCAAAGCAGGTTTCTGATGCAGAAGTAGCCACGTTCCTCGGCCATAGCAGCATCGATTTTACATATTATCAGTACGCCCGTTATTTTCGGGATCGCAATCGCGATCATAATCTGGGCAACGTTCTGGATGACGTGTTTGGTTACAATAAAAATCAAGCGTTTGAAACGGGACAATATTAAGCAACAGGGGAAAGTTATAATGTCTAAGAAAGTACAAATTACGCTCGCAACCAAAGACGGAGATTCCTTAACCGAGCCGCGCGGCGCACCAACTCAGCCGTTGGGGGGGGCGAGGTTCACGACGTATTCTTTAAAAGAGCATCTAAAAAACGAAGAATTTGCGGGCAATTACCAATCTTTTTTCGGTAGGGATGCTCGAAACAAACAACTAATTACTAATCCCCGGCGGTCGCAACGCCAAAATGGAATGATTTTGGAAGCGGATAAATTTAGAAAATTCCAAGGGGCGTTTTTGAAAACTCGGTTGTACGCAATTGAGTCCGCCGACAAAGCAGGGAGCGGCTTGAAATGGTGGTTTGCCAACTCTGACCGTATCACCCTGCATCATCTCGTCATGATGAATTATTATTTAGACCATAGGCCGACCGACGAAGATGAAATAAAAGGCAGAATGCGCTGCACCAGCCGCACGGTTCGTACAATTTTGCGAACCGCCGTTGAGATAGGTTCGTTAGAGGCCGTGCCTCTGGAAAAAGATTCTCGCCGCAAAACCTACTACCCGACGCGCGGGCTGTGCAGCGACACAGATAATTTCTTTGGAAGCGACGAGGCCGGTGCCGAAGGCCTCCTATTTTACCTGAGTGAATTGCTCACTGATCTTTTCGGGGAAGACCGCTACCCGATTACCCAATACCTCGAAGACGTCCGAGAGTTTCATCGGCTGATTACGGAATTGATGGAGCGTTCAAAGTCAAGCTAAATTAGTGGAAAAATTTTCCGGAAAAATTTTCCACCTTCTTTTGTTTTTTTCTCCCTCTCTGTCTGTTTTTATAAATGGGACAGAGAGGGGGATTTTTTTTATGTCATCAGTTGAGTTACGAAAATATGCAGATTTGTACGAGGTGTTTGTCGAACAAGCATGTGGCGACTTCACAGTAACCACTTTTAAAACACAGCTAGACGCCCTTCTTTTTATAAAAAATTTACATTTAGGTTCCAATAGCCGGGACAATATGAACCTGCCGGGTGTCAATATCGACGTAGGCAGTTCTAACGTTGAGCAATTTCTGCACAGCCGATAAAGGGCGATGTATGCGCGTCTTTTTTTTGCGATCTGGATTAAGGCGACGTGAATCTTGCTTTGCGTCAAACAAAAAAATTTCACCTTCCTCATTGTACGCAATCGCATCGACCGGCCCGTGACCCGCGAGCGGTCTTAAAACGTAATATCCCTGCCGTAGCAACCATTCTGTGAGTATTGTTTCACAGACCTGCCCTTGCTGCTGCCGGAAGTCAGGCAATAGATTCCAGCCGTTTCGCGTGCCGCTCGGTGCGGTTCGTCGTCTGCCGGTACAAATTGCTGTCACGAAGTTGTGCCGCCGCTTCCGGCCAATCTCTGTTTTCAATCGCGGCATGGTGCAGCTTGAAACGCTGATACCTGGGCAGTCCTAATTGAAACGACAAGCTGGCGATGACGATCCGCGCCGGGTCTGGAAGGTCGTCAAAATCTGGATGCAGCCAGCGGGCATCCTTGATCGCGATGCCGACATCTTGATTATATAGCTGCGTCACCCGCGCCTCGCTGATCGCAATGCCAATCGGCCAACCGTATTCACGGTCTGTTGCCTCAACCAGCAGATGGCCAATGCCGCAGGTTGGGTGGCCGAGGTGATCTTCGTATATCTCGTGGACAATGCCTTCGTCTGTTTCCAGCACTAGGCGCAGCTTTTCCTCGAAGGTCACTTTTTCCGCACTGCTTTTACAACACCGTTAACCAAGGCTGGCATGGTGTTCTTCAATGCGCTGACACCCCACACGCCGCCAATCATGCATCCATATAATTCCAACCACCAGCTTGGCACGCTGCTTAGTGCAATTGTGAAATAGACCTCCACGCCTGTTGGATCGAACAACGCCCAAATAAACGGTGCGCTGAACATCGAAAACGAAATGCGTCGCAGCCAACGGTCTTTGTCAGCAAGCGATGCCATCTCCCATTCATGGTTGTTGCTGGCGGTGTCGCGCATTAACCGCGCCTTGTTTTCCCGCTCTGCCTTTTTGATTTCTTGTCCTGTGCTGACGTAATCGACAGCGCCAGAGATTAGCGGCTTTACCAGCCCTGCAATTAAACCAATCATTTGTGTTCGCCGTTGTGCATTTTTTTGATGACCTCTAAATCTCGGATCGCCGTTCCTAGTTCCGACCGAATCGTCGCGACCTCGCGCGCCCTGGCCTCTCTCTCGGCAGGGGCCAACATCGAACTCGTGACGTCAGCACGCTGAATCAAATTCTGGATACTCACCTCTTGTGAATCAGAAATTTTGTCCATGTCGCGCAAACGAGATTCTAGGTCACGCAGCACTGAGGTGATATTCTTCACTTCAAAGCGAACGACGGCAAAGGCACCGGCCAGCGTGGCAACAGTCGTGCCCAAACTGATAAGCATACGCGGGTCGTCAAACATTTAGCTGCGTCCGGTGAGCCGTTTAACCGTTTCCATTTCCCAAATACGCAGCGCGAGCCAGATCACGCTGAACAGGGCGGCCACATCAGGAAGCCAACTTAGCCAACTCCCAAACCCAGCCCCGACGGCGGCGGTGTCCACCGCGATTTTTGTGTCAGCGTTCATATTTAGCTTCCTCGCCCGTTGGTCTTACAAACTGCCAGCCCTCGCCCATCCACACTAAGCAGACCATAGCGTCGTGTTTTGGCGGGCTGAACGTGATTAAAAATGCGCCAGACACTGTCACCGACAGCTTAATAATCCCTTCTTCAATCGCGCCATATCCGCGCAAAGTGTCGCGCGGCTGAAGCAGCTCTGCCTGCGATTTGTCGAAACAGGGAAGATCGTGCGCGTGTGCTGGGCGCATAAAAAAAGCCGTCAAAATGACGGCACCAAAGAACATAAGCCATACCCACCATTTCATTATTCTAACTCTGGCCAGTCGAACAGAATGCCGCTCTTGTTGCCGTCTGCCCAGGTAACAAACAGCGCAGCCACAGCAGCAGTGTCAGCCGCATTATCAATCGCTGCCTTCATCGCATCGCCCTTTGCGCGGATCGCGTCTCGGTAAGTTTGAATCGCGTCAGGGATTGCGGTGCCTTTGTCTGCCTTGCGAATTACATACCAGTCAGTAAGCGAAAGCAGTGAACCCTGCTGGCTGTTCACCTCATCTTTCAGACTGGTTTTCACACCCTTGACCAGATCATCGCCGGAACCGCTATCGGCTAACGCTCTGGCTGTTTTGTTGATTGTGCCATCGGCGTTTTGGGACCAGGTATATAGCCGCGAATCTGGCGGCGTCTCTGGCGTCACTTCGGTCAGCCCTGCCGCCGCCTTTTCATCTGCGGACCATATATGCCAGTTGCGCGGATGCTGGATGCCGTCGTTATCCGTCCAAGCCCGATGCTCGCGGATGGTTTGCTCGCCGTATTTCCACATAATTTTCTCCTATCGTGCTGTCGCTGGTGCTACGCCGTCGCCGCCGAATGGGTGCTGGGCAAATGCCGCAAAAATATAACTCTGTGCCGCGTTCACCGCCGTGTTGCTTGAGCGTGCCTTAAAGCCATTGCTCAAAATATCGATGCGGGTGTCATCTGTTTCGGCATTATTTAGATTTGCTTTTAGCTGAGTGCCGTAAACATTAAATGTTTGACGGGTGGTGTCGTACATCTCCCAAGAATCTGTCGTGGAGGTGACTTTGTACATGATGAAAGACGGTGAAAATCCGGTATGCACAAAAACGCCGTCGGCATTTCCATTTCCCGTGTATCCACCGAAGGAGCTAAAACCCGGCACAGAGTTGAAGAGATATGTGACGAAAGTTTTCGTGTCTTGGTTTGTGCCGTTACTAGCCCCAACCGAAAAAACTGACGATGTTGGAAGCGTGTTGTTCCAATAATTTACCGAAGTATCTCTGGCCCCGGTGTCGTGCAAATTTAGATAATAGTTCGCACCGCCTAAATCTTTGTGCCAAACAATCCAACCCGGATCGCTGGTTGCTGTTCGATCTTTTCGCAATATAAATTCCGGCGTAACGCCGAGCGAATGGCTAATCGTGTGCGCCGAGCCAGTTCCGGTGTCGGTCACGATATCAAACCCAGCGGTCGCCGACTCTTTCCACTGCCATGCGACATAATTTTCGGACGAGGTGTTAACTTTGTCATCTGCACCAAGCGCAAAGCCATCGGAAGCAAAACTCGTCACCGTATCTGCGTCGGTGGATTCTGCGGTCGTAGCGTCTGATGAAATAATTTTTGTTGCACCGCGCACCGCGTCGGTCAGAACATGACTGTCCGCCGCGCTGCGGTTTTTGATCCAGATGAGATCGCCTTGCAGGTCAGAATTGCCGGTGTTTGTGATGGATTGCGTTGAGCCATTGCCGGTGTACAGCGTTGACTGGAAATAAGCCGAAGGATCAGCGATGGCTGGGTCGGGTAGGTTAGCGGT